TGGCTAAATTACCACAACCAATTAAATCGTTACCTGAATATCCTGTAAATTTTATAATACGTTTTGATACTTAAACCGGGTTATGTTTATATTTATAATTAAATAAAGAAAAAGATGTCTAAAATAGTAGAATTATTATTAACTAAAAAACCAAAAGATTCTCAAGCCAATACAAAAGGTATTGATAAAACTCCAATTGGTGTAGAATTTCCATTTCAAAATTCAAAGGATTTGGTAAAAACTGATTTATCAAAACCAAGAGGTGGACAATTGGGTGGTACAACTGGTGGTTATAGTCCAGTTAAGACTTATGCTGCTAGTGTAAATACTGCAAAAAATAAGTAAGTGAGCTGGAAATTTAATGGAAATATTGTTACAGAGGAAAATACACCGGAAGGTGCAGTTGGATTTGTCTATAAAATGATACATATACCAACTGGTAGATTTTATATAGGGAAGAAATCCCTAAATCAGGTTCGAAGATTGAAGCCGCTTAAGGGTAAGACTAGAAAAAGAGTTGTTAGAAGTGCTTCCGATTGGGAGAAATACTATTCATCAAACGAATGGATTAAATCCGAAGTAAAAGAGGGTAGAGCTGGTGATTTTGAAAGAGAAATCATTCAGTTTTGCTTTTCAAAGAAATCCTTATCATATTACGAAATTAAATGGCAATTTCATTACGATGTACTTGCCAACGAACAAGCAATAAACGAAAACCTTATGGGAAAATTCTTCCGTAGGGATATTATAAATTAAAGTTATGACAATACCTGAAATAGCAAAAAAGTACGGAATCTCCGAAGCATTTTTAAATGCGAAAGATGATGCACTATCAATAGCAGCTGCATCTTTAGTAGACCTTAAAGGGATGGTAAACAACAATGTACCAAGAGAGCAAATCTCTAATAAATTACAATTTTTAGCAGATTTTTTGTTTGATTGTAAAAATTCATCTCACTAGGTTTGGTAATATCAGATAAATTTCGTATATTTGAGGTAATAATATCTGAAGTATGCTATCTGGTAGAAACAAATTACAAATAATCACAATATTAGATTCTACACTTGGTGTGGGTTCATCTCTTAAAGGAAATGAACAGGCACATCATTGTCCTTTTTGTAATCACCACAAAAAGAAACTTCAAATAAACTTAGATACTCAAAGATGGCATTGTTGGGTATGTGATTCTAAGGGTAGAAGTATCTATTCACTACTTCGTAAACTGAATGTAGATATTAGGGACCTGAATAAGGTTAGGGATGTATATGGTGATGAGCCTGAATATGATTCCAAAGAGGAGTATGTAGCTAAGTTACAATTACCTAAAGAATTCAAACAATTATATTTTAAACCAACTGGTTCATTTAATCCATCATATAATCAAGCTATTCACTACCTAAATAAAAGGGGTATTGTGAAAGAAGATATTGTAAAACACAACATTGGATATTGTGAAGATGGATTGTATGGTGGTAGAGTAATCATTCCATCGTATGATGATTGTGGAGAACTTAATTACTTTGTAGCTCGTTCTTTTTATGAAGATGAGCCATACAAATATAAGAATCCGCCAATTAGTAGAGATGTAATTGTATTTGAGAACCAAATTAATTGGAACGAACCTATTACGTTAGTGGAAGGAGTATTTGATTCATTTTCAGTAAAGAGAAATGTAATTCCATTATTAGGTAAGTTTCTACTTAGCAAATTGAAAAATAAAATTATGGAAAAGGGTGTTAAGGATGTAACGATTATGCTGGATTCAGATGCCGTTGATGATTCAACTAAACACACCGAATGGTTTATTAAGAATGGAATTAAAGTTAGGAACATTATACCAACTGATAAGGATGCTGGTGAAATGGGATTTAAAAAAGTAAATGAACTATTGAAAGAAGCTAAAGAAACCGGATGGGATGATTTAGTACTTTCGAAACTAAATAATATATGAGTAAATTAAAAAGAATTTATCACATTGCGGATATACACATCCGAAACATCAAAAGACACAAAGAATTCAGAGAAGTATTCTATGCTATGTTTGATGAGATTAAGAAAAGAGGAACGGAAGATTCTATTATCTACTTAGCTGGGGATATTGCACATGCTAAACTGGAAATGAGTCCGGAATTAGTAAAAGAAATTAGTTGGTTATTGACAGAATGTACAAACCATTGTGAAACTATTATGATTGCTGGTAATCACGATTGTAATATGAATAATGCAGATAGATTGGATGTACTTACTCCAATTGTTGATGCATTAAAATTACCAAACCTAACATACCTAAGAGATACGCAAGTTTATGCAATTGGAGATGTTGATTTTGCAGTATTTAGTATATTTGATAACAAAGATAATTGGCCTAAAGCAAACACTCTATTTGGAAACAAAAAGATTGCATTGTTTCACGGACCTGTTGATAACTCTACAACCGATGTAGGGTATGTGGTTAGTAGTAGACACTTTACAACTGAAATATTTGATGGATATGATTTAGCTCTATTAGGAGATATCCATAAAAGACAAGAGATGATATCACCAAGCGGATGTAAGGTGGTATATGCTGGCTCTTTGGTACAACAAAACTTCGGTGAAACCCTTGACAAGCACGGATTCTTAGTTTGGGATTTGGATACAATGACTTACGAAGAAGTTGATATCAAAAACGATTACGGCTATTACACTTTAGATGTTGATGGTGGTATTGTGCCGGATGTAACCGATATGCCGTTGTACCCTCGATTGAGAGTTAGAGTAAAGAATACGGATACCGCAGATACAAAGAGGATGATGGCTGATATTACGGCAAAGTATGGTGTGGATGATTTTACAATTATTAGAACGGATTCATTCAATACCAAAAAAACCAACGATAGAGAAGCAAGGTTGGAAGTAGATAGTGTGAGTGATATAAACCATCAAAACTCTTTAATAGGGGAATATGTGGAACGTATGATGCCATTCGTAACAAAGGAGGACTTAGCCGGAATAGAGAAAATAAATCGTGACATTAATAGTAGAGTACAACCATCAGAACTACAAAGAAACATAAGCTGGAAACCTGTAAAGTTTGACTTCTCCAATATGTTTAGTTATGGGGAAGACAATATCATTAAGTTTGATAAGGTAAGTGGATTGATGGGATTATTCGCACCAAACGCACAAGGTAAATCATCCCTATTTGATGCAATCTCATTCTGCTTGTTTGATAAGTGTAGTAGAGCTTATAAAGCATCTGCTATTATGAACAATCGTAAAGCAGATTTCCATTGCCAATTAGATTTCACTATTGATGGTGTAATGTACCATATCCGTAGGGAAGGTAGAACTATTAATAAGGGAAGAAATGTAAAAGTGGATGTGGACTTTTGGAAAGATGGTAATAGTGGAAGGGAATCCCTAAACGGAACGGAGAGACGGGATACAAACCAAATCATTGAAGGATATGTAGGAAGGTATGAGGATTTCGTAATGACTGCATTGAGTTTGCAAGGAAACAATGCACTATTCATTGATAAATCGCAATCGGAAAGGAAAGACCTCCTTGCTCAATTTATGGGATTGGATATGTTTGATAAGCTGTATGAAACGGCAACGAATGATATTAAGGATGTGAACGCTCTTATCAGAAATTTCAAACGTACCGATTTTACGACAGAATTAGCCCAAAAAGAAACCGACTTGAACGAAAAGAAAATCGAATATGGTGAATTGGATTCTGAAAAATTAGAATTAGAAAATCGTAAAGTTGATTTAGAAGAACAAATCGTAACACTATCTCAACAAATAGTTCCAATTCAAGGTAATTTAGATATTGATGAATTAAATCGTAAATTAAAAAAGATTGATGATGAATTAAAAACTTGGGGAGACTCAAAGTTTGATAAAACCCAAAAACTTACGGAAGCAACTGAATTAGTTAGAGGAGCTAAGGAAATGATTGATTCTAAAGTTAATATAAACGAAATTGGTATAGAAGTTGCATATTCAAATTATCAAAAAGAACAAAAGAATTTAATTGAAGCAGAAAAAGTTTATTCAACAGTAAAATCACAATTAAATTCTGCGGAAGAAAAGATTAACCATTTGGATAAACATGAATATGACCCAAATTGTAAATTTTGTTGTGATAATGAGTTTGTTAAAGATGCAATACGAGCAAAAGAAGCATTGCCTGAATTACAAAGGTTTGTTCAAAATGCAACTATACAATGTACGGGTATCCAACAAACTTTGGATTCTTGGGAAGGTGTGGAAGAACAATTCGAACAATGGAAAGAGTGGACTGATGAACATAAACGATTGATTATTGTTAGAGAAAGATTGGAAGGAGATATTAGAACAGCAGATTCTAAAATTGAATTGTTACAAACCCAAAAAGAAAGTGTAAATGCTGATATTCAAAGATACAACGATAACGAAGAAACAATCACTAAGAATCAGGCATTGGATATCCAAATTCAAAATGTTCGTAGATTAAAGCAAGGTGTTGAAAAGCAAATATCGGATGTAAATAAACTTATGTTACGATTAATGTCAGAGGTAGGTGCAACAAAAACTTACATTGATAATATGGTAGCTAAGATGGAAGAAGTTAAGGAATTGGAAACTAAAAACCAATTATATACATTCTATTTAGATGCAGTTAAGAAAGATGGTGTACCTTACGAACTAATATCCAAAGCACTTCCAGCAATTGAAAACGAAGTGAACAATATATTGGGACAAGTGGTTGATTTCTCAATATCAATGGATACTGATGGTAAGAACATTAACGCTAGAATCGTTTATGAGGACCAGGAATGGGCTTTAGAGATGTGTAGTGGTATGGAGAAGTTCATATCGGGATTAGCGATTAGAGTGGCTCTAATTGACATCT